ATATTTCCACTTCCCCAGTTTCTAGTCGACTATATGCCGCTTGACTGATGCTCATGTGTTCTGCTACGTCACTTTGTGTCATTCCAGCGTGTATCCGTAACGCTTTAATCCGCCTACAAATCGTCAATTGCCTGTAGATGGCCATGGGCTGCTATTCGCTTTCCGATTAAGCCTACTCATTACAACTGAACCGAGTAAGCTGGCCCATGGAAACATCTGTTTCTCGCTACGACTTCGCTCCTATAACTAAGAGCGAGACCACTCCTGAGGGCTACCTCCGGGTGTGGGGTCGTACGGCTCGTGTCGGAACCCAGTTGTATCGACGCGCAGATGGCAGCCAGGTTCGGGAATACCGCCCTCCAGAAGAGGTCAGTAACCCTGAATCACTTAGTACGTTCGGAATGACTCCCGTAACGTATGACCATCCCCCTTCTCTTCTTGATTCTACAAATACAAAGCTGTACCAGACTGGCTATTCCGGTAGCAAAGTCCATTACAGCAATGGCTTTGTAGAAGTCTGCCTCACAATTACAGACGCAGACTCTATCGAGAAGATTAACAGAGGCGATGCCACCGAACTATCTGCTGGATACAAAGTCGATTACGACCCCACCCCCGGTGTAACTCCCGAGGGCGAGGCCTATGACGGCATCCAACGGAACATTCGGGTTAACCACATCGCTGTCGTCCCCCGAGGACGAGCAGGCCCTGAAGTTCGCCTGCTCCTAGACCGCATGGATGCTGCTGATGCAGTCGCCATCGATCCTGATTTCCCCCTCGTTCGTCCAGTCCAGTCCCCTACAAACCCATCTCCTCGTATGGCCACTGTCAAACTTGACGGCTTGGAGATCGAACTGCCCAGTGATGCAGCGACCGCTGTCCAGTCCTATGTACGGGATCTGGAGCGCCGTGTTGATGCCGCTAAGGCAACTGAAACCGAGTTGCGCACCGCACTCGATTCAGCCCAATCCGATCTTAAAGCCTCATCCCAAGAAAAAGCTGACGCCGAACGGCGTGCTGATGCTCTTAAAGAGCGAGTTGATGAGCTGGAATCCGCAACCGGAGCCCGTCTCGACACAGCGCAGATTGACCAACTGGTTCAGAAGCGCCTGACCACCCTCAAACACCTTGCTCCGGCCTTTGCCGACGATTTCCACTTCGATGGGATCGACGACGCAGAGCTCTACAGCCAGGCTTTTACCAACCTCACCGGTAACAAACCCCCCGAGGACGCGAACCCTAGTTACATCCAAGGCGCTGTGGACGGCATCCTCGCCCATCGCGACTCGGAAGATCCCGAGGACACCGAAGAGGACGAATCCCCTGAAGAGGACCGCGCTGACAGTTCTGTTGTTCTGCAACAGGCTCTCAGAGGTGCTGGTAACTCCTCGCGCAATCCAATTGCGCAATACCATGCCGACCAACAGAACGCATGGAAAAAACCGCTCACTGCCACTAAGTAAATGGCTGTTACCTTCACCGCTACCACTGTAGCCAATCCCATCGGAGCTCAGGGAAATTACCCCCTGACTCAGGATGCAGCTCACGAGGGCATGATTGCTGATCAGCAAGCCTATGTCTCCCGTAGCTACATCAACCAGTCCGGCGCGGCACTGCCTTTTGGGGCACTGCTGAGGATCGACAACACCCCGACGACCAATGTCGCATTGGCAGTCGAGATCGCTGCAGGAGCTACCAACATCGTTGGTCTTGCCGTGAGCTCCATGACCATGGAGGGTGTTGGGGGCTCCCAGTCCTACATCCCCAATCCCACTCCTATCTTCTCGGACGGCCGCCTCGGCTATCCCGACAAGGAGACGGTGAATGTCCTTTCCAAGGGCGTCGTCTGGGTCTACGTCACTGAGGCCGTGGCTCTCGGTGATGACGTGCGCTTCTGGAATGCCGCTAACACCACCGGTGGTAGTGCTGTTGCAGGTTCGTTCCTTGGACGTTTCGCCAAAACGGCCGTGGCCAATAAGACCACGCGCATCACGGGTGCCCGCTGGCTCTCTGAGACCTCGGCAGCCGGTCTGGTTCTTCTGGAACTGGACATCCCCGCTTCCACTTTCACCGCTGACGTGCCATGACCAGAGACATCCGTAACGATGCTGATGTCGGTATCTTTCTTGCTCGCGAGCTGGAGCAGATCCTTACTCGCACTTTCGAGCAACAGTATGCTGACATCAAGTATTCCACTGTTGTACCTATTTCTACTGAAGTAGGTCCCGGTGCCAACTCCTACACCTATCGGGTGTTCGACAAGATCGGCAGTATGAAGATGATCGCTGACAAAGCGCAGGATCTTCCCCGCTCCGATGTGCTCCGCAAGGAAGTCACCCACCCGGTGCGTTCCTTCGGCGCCTCGTTCGCCTACACCGTTCAGGAAACCCGGGCCGCCTCCATGGTCCCCGGCATGAACCTGGAGCAGCGTCGGGCCAATGCCGTCAGGCGGGCCTATGAGGAGACCATGCAGTCCCTCGCCTTTTTCGGAGATACCGGAAGTGGTATGAAGGGCTTCTTGAACAACGATCAGATCGATAAGCTTGTTCCTAACAAGTGGTTCGATACTGCATCTACGGACGAGATGCTGCAACTGCTGAACGAAGGTCCCACTCGCCTGGTTCAGAACAGCAACATGAAGGAAAGCCCCAACACCATGTTGGTGCCCTACGACGTGTACCGCATCATCTCCACCACCCCGAGATCGACCACCAGCGACACTACGGTTCTGGAGTTCTTCCTCCGCACCAATCCGATCATCCGTGCCATTGAACCCATCAATGAGCTCGAAGCATCGAAATCCGGTGGTCGCCTGTCCAAGGACCGCATCGTCATCTACGACCGGAGCCCAGACAAGCTCCAGTTCCATATCACTCAACCCCTGGAGTTCTTCCCTCCGGAGCGCCGTGGTCTGGAATTCTCCGTTGCTGCACACGCTCGCTGCGGCGGCCTCGCTTGGTACTACCCCAAGAGCGGCCTTGTCATGGAGAAAGCGTAGCCTTTTCTGACCTATTCTGAACAGGTTGCTAACCCAACCCATCCATCATGATCCTCGTTTACCGTCCCGAGCTGCTCAATCCTCCAATGGACAAGGAGGCCTTTTGGGGCTTCTCTTTCCTGCAGAAGGAGGGTCTTCCTGATTACTTCTGCCTCTCGGCGGGTGTTAATCGTGATGTTCCAGAGACAGTTTGGGCTGCAATCCAAGACTACGCAGAGGTTAAAACCGCTCTTCAAATCGGTGCTTTACGCATTGAAACCACAGAGTCCACTGTCGTAGAAGAACAAGTCGAACCTGAAGCTAGCGATTCTCTCGCTGCTTTCCCTCTTGAAACCGCTCTGCGGTTGATTGAAGACAGCTTCGATCTTGAACAGCTCTCTAAATGGGACGCTAAGGATCAGCGGATCAAGGTCAAAAACGCGATCGCAAGACGCAAGACAGCTATTACCTCTGGTAACGGCTAGTGGCAATTCCTTCTACTGAATCCTTCCTAACCCGTTTCCCCGAGTTCGGAGAGCAGTCGGAGGACATTGTCGAAGGGGCTATCGCAGAAGCGGGTCGTGCTGCTTCTCCTGTCGTGTGGGGCTCCCTCCACACAGACGGTGTCACCTATCTTGCCGCCCATCTCTTGGCCACCCGCATCGCTCAGATCGGTCTGCAGATTGAGGCTCGCTCTGGTGCCCCCACGGGCAACCTGATCGAATCGACTCTCTATGGCCAAGAGTACAAACGACTTCTTGACTCACTCGCTATTTGTGGTTTCAGTCTCTAGTCATGCCTATCGCTACTGCGATTATTGCTGATTACGCCCCTTGGGGTAATGCTGAACTGGCGTTTGAGGTGCCCGCAGACAGGCTGGGCTCTGTAGATCCTACTACAGGAAACTTCACTCAAGATCTCGTAACTGTCGAATATCTCGCTGCTATCAAGCTCCAGGTCCCATCTTGGAAAGCGGATAGCGGTGTAGATACCACAGTTTATTCGTGCTCGGGGCGCTTATTGCACCCCACCAAGCTAGATCCACGCATTACCAATGGCTCCCAAGCCTTTGCAACGATCAATGGCTACCGAGGACGTTTTGAACTGGTTTTTGATCTCGCGATGGATGCCTACCATCGCGCAACACTTCGACAGTCCATCGGCGGCATCTTCCGAGTTGTAGGAGGCCCAGCGTAATGCCACGGCCACAACGAGATTTTGAACGAGCTCTTCAAGCTGCTAAGGCCAAAGCAATGCGGCAATTAGCGGTATATCTCGAAGCTAGTTTCACTGATGAAATTTCAGCAGTGAAGTGGGGCTGGCCTAATCCTCCAACTCAGCGGGACATCGTGGACACAGGTCGTCTCCGGGCCAGCTTGACCCGTGAGATCAACGCAGATGACTCCGTCACTTTTACCTGGGCTACCGAGTACGCCTCCCATGTCCATGAGGGGTATGTCGCCACCAATGGTCAACGCTACCCAGCTAGGCCCTGGACACGAGAGCCACTCAAGGAGGTCCCAACAAAGTTCGGTGTGTTCCTCCGTGCTGCTCTGGAGCGCTCGTCATGACGATCTCCACCGCCTGCCCCAGCCCCCGCGACCTGCGCCGCACTCTTGAGCGCTACATCCTCGACATCTACGAGGCTGACGGCTCCACCCTCAAGAGCGAGTTGCACTGGCCAGGTGTCTACACCCTGCCCAATGGCTCTCGAACTCCTGCGGTCTATGTCATCGGCTCTTCCACAGTGCCTTCCAGCTGGAACATCACCGGCATCGAATGCACCATCGAGGAAGTCCCCGAGGTCCGATCTCCAGGTTCGATGAGCGGCGTTTTGTCTTTCGAGACTTGGGACGTCCGCTTCACGAACTACGGCAAGAAGGAGGGCACCCAAATGCCCCTTTCTATGCGAGACATCGTCCGCCGATTGGTGCGGACTTTCCCCCGGGCTTCAATTGTGCCAATGCGTCGTACTGAGGCAACTTTTGAAGCTGTCACGGCTCGTATCACCGAGCCATCCATCCATCCCCCCATCCCCTAGGAGAACCTACCATGGCCGATTATGCAATCGGACTTGCTTTCCACAAAGCCCACCGCACGCTAGTTCGTGCTGTAGGTCTTAAAGCCCCTTGTCGCTATTACGCTACACGTAATAGTACCACTGGTTTGATCACCCTGCCCACATTGGACGCGGGTGATGCTTATGTCACCATTCAAGGTGTGACACAAACCTCGTTCCAAATCAACGACACCAATCAAGACTTCCGTCTGCTTGGTGATGACGGCTGGGGCGATAGCGTGATCACTGGATCTAGCGTGCAAGCCAGTGTTACGACTTACTTCCTACGGGACACTGATGTTCCTACTGGGGGTACAGGTACTTGTCCCCAATTTGTCGGTGATTACGAAGAGGGCTTTGAGCTGTTCCAACGCGCCCGTTACGACAAGAACTTCGAGGTTTACTTCGAGTTCCTGAAAGAAATGGGTCAGGCTACCGGCACTACAGGGGCTTACATCTACGACTTTACAGGATTCAACGCTGTTGTCTCCAATTACCAAGAGCAGATGTCAGCCGAAGGCCTGACCGAGATCTCCTTGGATCTTATGTCCCGGGGTCGTCCTGTGTTCGGCAAGTACAGCAACACCACTGCGCTCAGCTTCGCCTGATTGCGGCTGCCATCACACTCACAGGGCCCCGTTCTCGGGGCCTTTTTCTTCGGCATGAACTATCCACTCTTGAGTGATCCGGAAAGCACAGTCTTTGCGGTGAATTGTCGAGTCGAGGGCTCCACGCTCCACTGTGGTGCCCTCTATCTCGAACCCCTCATCCGTCACCAGTCTATACGCTTAGCGGATGAACGCGCTACATTGTCAGTGAATCTCCCACCAGAACTGCTCAACCAATCGACCCCATGTCGGGCCTGGGACGTTGAGCTCCCTACAAGCCATGAGTAAGTACGGCAGCCTCCTATTTCCCGCGCCTACCGAGTTCCACGAGATCGGACCCTTTCGGTTACCAATTCACAAAGAGCTCCGTCCTGGTGAAATTATTGGGATTGAAAAGATTGATAAACAGCAGAGCAAGGCAACACTTGCTCAAATGAAGTTGGTTCGTCGAATTTCTAAAGATAAGGACATCGCACCGAAGGAAGCACAGGATCTCCTGTCCAATCTGTCGGAGGATGCAAACGGCGATCTCCTGTACGACTACGTCGAGGAGTTCAGTGAAGTCCAGAGTGCCGGCATCTCTTTCACACAAACGCAGATCGCTTATGTGACTCTGCTAATGCAGTACAGAGGGCAAACCAAAATGCCCAAATCTCGTGAGTGGATCCAAACCCGGGACTGGACCCAAGAAGACACCGAAGACTTGCCTTCTGAAATCCGCAAGAGCCTTTATCAGTTCCTTCTTTGGGAGCGCGACGGTTGGCCTGAACCCGAGGGAAAGCCAGAAGAGGCGGAAGCAGCGCTCGCGAGCTGAGCATCGACGAGATCATCGACCGCTGCGAATCCCATCTCAGGCTCCCCGAGACCGATTGGGATTCGATCTACTTCCGCATTCGCTGCTCCCCTCTCGGGCCTGATTTCCCCGCTGACCGGTTCCTGCGGACCCCAGTTCGCGTGATTCGCTGGGTCCTCCGTGAACTGGACAACCAGGAATTCGGCCGAGCCAACCTCGATGCGCTCCCGGTAGCTCGCCTGACCACGACCCTAATCGGGATTGCTCACGGCTTCTCCGGATCCAAACGCGCCGCCCCCAAGTTGGATGTCAAGGATTTCCTGCCGTTCCCGGATTGGAACCCCGAGGGCGCAACCCGCATCGGGCCCAGTGACGAAACTGTGGCCCAGTTGAAAAAACTATTACTCAAGCGTCAGATTCCTATGCATGTGTTTACTTCTCTGATTACCCCGCTCAGCCAATCCACGTAAAATACGGATAACGTATAGGGCTTAAGGTGTGTCTGAGTATCAGATAAAAGTCACAGCGGACACTAAAGCCGCTTTAGATGAGTTAAGAAAACTATCTAAACAGATAGAAGATGTAAACAAGCCAAAGATAAAGCCTATTGTAGATTCTAATAGTCTAGCCTCTTTAACCAAAGGTTTACAAACTGAGCTAAGGCGCTTAAAAGAGCATCAAGTCACTATCGACATCAATAGCACTTCGTTCAAACAGTTAGGCGCACAGATTCAAGATACTCAAAATAGGCTTAGGGGTCTTGAGCAAAAGAAGCTGCTTATCAATGCAGACCCCTCTAGCATCGTTGCGTTAAGAGCCAAACTCGGAGACTTACAGCAACAACTTGAGAGAGTTAGTACAAAATCCGAAGCGTTTAAGCGACTTACTGGAGAGATCAAAAAAACTGAAGCTGCCTTAAGCGGAGTAGGTAGCGCGGGCGGAGGGGGCGCAATGCGTCTTGTGGAGAACTTTTCAAAAGTTGGTCTTGCCCTGTACGGTGTACAACAGGCTGTACGTCTGACGGGTGCTGCTTTTAGAGGGTTTTTTGATGAAACAATAGGCAGGGAAATCCAGTTTAGAGAAACGATACTTAAAACCCAGACCACTCTGGCTTCTACCAATAAAGTCTTTCGAAATGGTTCAGAAATTACAGATCCTTATCAAAAGATTGTAGCTCTTACAGGACAAGTTGAGGAGCGTGTCGATAGCATCCGCAAGCGCTCCATTGAACTCGCGGGAGTCACGTCTAATGATGTAGTTGAAGTTTTCGCAATTGTCTCCTCTCAGATCGGAATGATCGGTGGGGGCTTAAAAGATGCGGAAGATTTAGCAATCAGCTTCTCTGCCGCTTTAGGCACCTTTGGTCTTCCACTACATCAGGCTCGCCAAGAGATTGGATCGATCCTGCGGGGAGATATTACAAAAGACTCGTATATGGCGAAGGCACTGGGGAATACTT